TCACAGATATTCACCCCCTTCCAATGAATTAATATCAATCACTATAAATGGATCAAAATTGATTATGTATTCTTTATGTCTAACTGACGGGCCGTAGCGATCAAAATAATAATCAAGAATTGTTTTTAGATCGTTAAGCTCAATTTCAAAGTCATGTGAGACATCTTCAGCGGTCAGATGTTTTTTCTCGTAGCAAGAAACAAGATCATCGAGTGATAAAATTTTTTCATATCCCCAACGTCTGGCTATGATTTCAGCTTTCAGTTTTGGCAGTGTGTTTAATTTAGTAATGTCACCAGCAGTTGTTAAATAGTGACCTATCTCTTCAGCCAGAATGAAATGTTTCTCATAAAGTGATCTGTTTTTATTGATCGCGATATAGTTATCGACTATAACCCCTGGTAACTTTGGGTGCATATGTTTATCCTCTTCAATTACCAGTTCCGGATACTGATCCATTAGCTTCTCATATCTCACATATCTTCACATCACTTTCTTTTGTTTTTTATATATTCGATATAGTCCATAATGTCCTCAAGTTCATCTTCAGTTACATCATCATCAATATGAGCTGCAATAACACGGTAATGAGATTTGTCAGCGAACTCACCCACTCCAAGCAGCTCGTCCATTGAGACACCAAATGTAGTGACGATAGCTCTCAAAACATTTGCCTTTGGTTCAGTCAAATCTTTCTCCCATTTAGATATCATGCCTTTAGTAATAGACATGTCCATTTTTTTATTTATACGGTTAGCGAATTCTTCTTGGGAAAGTTTTCGTTCTGTTCTCACTTTTTTAATAGCTTCTCCTATTGAATGCAATTGTTTTTCCTCCTTAAGGAAATTCGATTCCTGTTATAAAGATTATAAACAAAAGTTTCTTATTTGACAACAAACAAATAAAATTTGTACACAAAAGTAGTTGACTATGAAACTTCGCGGTGGTAATCTACCTTTAAGAGTTTCATATATGAAACCTTCTGAGAGGAGGTGAATGGTGCTTGGATACAAAAAAGCGACATCATGAACCTTACAGTAAGTTGAAACTCTATCTAAAAGATATTGGCATCACGCAAACTGAATTAGCTTCAATGGTTGGTATTGACCGTGTTTATCTTAATAAAAAGTTAAATGGATGGGGTCCTGATTTTTCTGGAACGGAAATCAGAAAAATTTGTTTGAAGCTTGATATCAGTTCTGATGCCTATTTTGTTGACAATAAAGTTTCATTTATGAAACTTGAAGAGTCAACTAAAGCCGGTTCTGGGTGATTCACTCAGAACCAATCAAAGGAGGTGTAATAATTTTGAATCAGCAATATGAATTTCAAACATCAGGAACCATTCCGCAACTCTATGACATTGCTGATGTAGCTAAACTCTTTAAAACGAATAAAAACACAGTATATGAGTTGATCAAAGCCGGACATTTAACCGCTCTCAAGCTAGGGCGGTTAAAGGTAACCTGTTACGAGCTGGAAGATTTTTTGAGAAGAAATAACGGTAAAGACTTCACTGATCTAAACAACGTCACTGAATTAAAAGAGGAGGCCAACAATGGGGGATATCATTCTTAAGTTCGCGAATGACTCGCAGTATGAAAAGTTTATACAGGATCTAAAGAAAGATATTATGTCTGATCTGGAAAAAGAAAAAACACAGCTTGATAGATCTTCAGAGGTTTTTCTTGATTTCAGTAAATCTCTTAGAGCTGAGATTCATCATAGGTATCACCAAAACATTAGAGTTCCAAGTCACCAACACTTCTATGAGTTTTTCAGAGTTGCTCTACTTAACGAAAGAGTACACATAAGTAATTTAGGTATGTACGATCCTGAAGTATTAAACGAAATGAAAAAAGATCTTATTAGAGTTGTGGATCACTACAGACTAACTAAAAAATTGGAGGTCTTTAAATGAAAATGTCAGCACTTGAGGAAAACTTTCATCAGGCAGGAGAAACAACAAAAAAAGCAATTTCTGATTTAGCGGATGCTGCTTTGCAGGATAGTGACACATATCAAGAAGCGATTAAAAAGTTAAAAGAATATCGCTGGAAAATGAATGGTGAAGTTGCAACATTCATTATTGAGTCTGCTGTTGAAGTGGTTCGAGAAAAAGCACTTCAGGTTGAAATAAAACATACAGCTCCAGAAACAGAAAAACAGGTCGCCGCTGGAACGACGACCCTAATTAAAGAATTCGCATCAAAACTTGAACAATCTTTAAAAGGTATTGATGAAAAAAATTATTGATCCTGTTGCTCACGTTCGTATTTTTCTAAAAAGCTTTTTGTAACTTTCGCTGAAAGAGTTGACATCTGAATTAGAAGATCAGAGATGCCATCATCATCTTTACTGAATTTTTCTTTAAATTCTTTTAATACTTCTTGTTCTATTTTGTCTAGTTTTGTATTCATTTTTACACCCCCTTTCTTACTAAGAATAGCAAAGTTTAGGGGAGATAGGAGGAAGTATGACAATTGGGTTTCCGAAAGATCAAAATCATGATTATAAAAAAGTTGATCGAAGAACAGCTGCAGCTGAATATGCAGATGGAAAAGAAGTTCAGTTTTTATCAAATGGTGAGTGGGTCACAATCGAACCGTATATTCACTCAGCATTTGTTTTCCAACACGCTTCTTATTTCAGGTTAAAGAAATGACAGTTCAAGATTATATTGAGTTTCTCAGATGGAGACGTGAGAGCGGAGAGGATGAGATAACCAGTGGACCACTGAATTATGAGCAGTTTGTGATCCTCTCTTTTGCTGCTAGAAAAATAGATTGGAGTGAAACGAAATGGGTGGACTTGAATTTATCCTCCTGGGATCGGCAATCAGTATCGTCACGATTGGTCTCTGTGGGATGTGGCATACAGCTGGTCAGGAGGTCAAAGGTAAATGAAGTTGATTAAAAGACTATTTAATCAGAGGTATTGGGACCGGGCCAGCTTGAAGGAGCGGCTGATCATTACAGCAAAGAATAAAAAATGAGCTCATCAGCGGGAACTGATGAGCTCTGGGGGTTTCGATAGTCAAAACATATTTGAGTTCATGCTATCAGAAACCCTGCTTTTTGACAACTACTTTATCGGGAGGTCAGATAGATGAATCAGATAACAAAGCTTTTTGAGGATCAACGAGTTCGGGTGATGGATCGCCAAGGTGAACCTTATTTTGTACTGAAAGACTTGTGTGAGATTCTCGGTCTTGGTCAGGTTGCAGGTGTCAAAAGGCGCTTAGAGAAGGACGTGATTTTAAATCACCCCCTTCAAACAGCTGGTGGGACTCAAGAGGCAGTGTTTGTAAATGAAGATGGTCTTTATGACGTGATTCTTGAGAGCCGTAAGCCATCAGCTAAACGTTTCAGAAAATGGATAACATCTGAAGTGCTGCCTTCAATTCGTAAGACCGGCGGGTACGTATCGAATGAAGATATGTTTATCCAGACCTATCTACCGCATGCGGATGAACAGACGCAGTTAATGTTTAAGTCGACATTAAAAACAGTCAGAGAGCAGAACGAAAAAATTGCTGTGCTACAACCAAAAGGATTATTTGCTGATGCAGTCAGCGCTTCAAATGGCAGCATTCTGATCGGAGACCTGGCTAAGCTGCTAAAGCAAAATGGATTCGATACAGGGCAAAATAGACTGTTCAGCCTGCTACGAGATCAAGGTTATCTGATCAAGAAACGCGGTGCTAATTTCAATAGCCCAACACAAAAAGCGATGGATCTCGGATTGTTCCGCATCAAAGAGACAGCGGTCACGCACTCTGACGGCCATGTGACGATTAATAAAACCACAAAAGTAACTGGCAAAGGTCAGCAGTATTTTATCAATAAATTTCTTCAGCAGAGCGCTATAGAGTAAACAGGGGGATTCAACATGTCAAAACTTTTAATCTATGAGGCACCTCTTCAGGTGCTTCCTACCCTTGCGGTGAAGCTCGGCCTTAACGAGGCGATATTCACGCAGCAGCTCCACTACTGGCTACAGCACAGCAACAATGAGCGGGACGGTCATAAGTGGGTGTATAAAAAAATTGATCAGTGGCACAAAGAGTTTCCGTTTTGGTCTGCCAGTACGGTGAAAAGAGTCATCAAGAACCTTGAAAATAAAGGTGTGCTGATCACCGCAGATCACTATAACAAAATCAAGATTGATAAGACCAAATGGTACCGCATCGATTATCAAAAGTTGAATGATCTGACGAGAGACCAAAATGACCCCTCGACAGGTCAAAATGACCTCTCCACGGGTCAAATTGACACTCACAATAACCATAAGATTACTTCATTAGATTTTAATAATAATAATGAGCAGGCTGAGCCTGAAAAAGAAAACCCTGAAAACCAAAAACCAAAACATGAAGATCAAAACCCAATTCGGTTCTACGAACAAAACATTGGTCCGGCATCACCTTACTTAATGACCGATATTTTGAACTGGATTGATGACTTGTCCCCGCAACTGGTGATTGAAGCCATAAAGAAGGCACTTGAAGCAAACAAACGCTCATGGGGCTATATCAAAAGCATACTGCTTGAGTGGTCGGTTAGAAACGTTCGGACGATTGAAGATGTTCAGGCGCTGGATGTCGAGTTTAAAAACAGCCGCTCCAATAATGGTGCAAAGACACATCAAACAAAAAGGCCAGGAGAGGAGGACTTGAATCTCGATGACTAAACGAGAGGTATTACAAATCTTTGAATCAATCGCCAGTGTATATCCATCATTCAACTGGGATCAAATAAAACTTGATCAATGGCACCGGCTGCTGAAAGATCAGGACTTTAAACCAACTGAACGGGCACTTGATGAATACATGCTTGATAACCGATTCCCTCCAACCATCGCAGACATCAGGGTTAAACCTTCCGGAGCGACATTAAACGTGCCCGGGCTTAACGAAACAAAAGACTATATCAATCAAAAAATTGCTGAAGGTGCACAGGCTGCTACAGGTAATCATCCGGCCCGGCTTGAAGCGCTCATGAAAATTAGAGAGGAGCTCGGTATTCGTGGATAACCTACAACAGCCGTTTAACCAGGAAGCAGAATACGACATAATCAGTGCACTGATGCAGAAGCCTGAACTACTGGATGAAATGAGTATTAAGCCAGACCACTTTTATCAGCATAAGACCCGCACCATGTTCAAAGCATTGAATGTCATGAAAGAAGCCAATCAGCCAATTGAACTAACAACGATCGCTGAACAGCTCAGAAAAATGAATGAGCTTGAAAATGCAGGCAATATATCAGGTCTACTGAAGTTGATGAACTTTTCACCTACAACAGCCGTTGATAGTTTGAAATATAAAGAGAAACTCGTATTCGAAAAGTTTCAGTACCGGGAATTACTCAGCCTATCAGACAAGCTCAGACAGATCGCCACTGAGCAGCGAGACTTGTCAGAGGTCATGGCAATTACAGATAAGCTGAACAATATTGATTCTGTTGAAGATAACAAGCGCAGGACGATTGGAGAAGTGCTTGTCGAAGTATTTGACGACATTGAAAAGAGATCCAATCAGCTTGAAGAAGTAACAGGGATCAGAACTGGCTTTGCTGATGTCGATAGAATCTTAAACGGCCTGCACACGACTGAGCTTGCAATCATAGCCGCTCGTCCGAGTATGGGGAAAACAGCCCTGGCACTTAACTTCGCCACAGGGATTACAAACGCCAGTAACGCCATTCCGGTTGTATATTCTCTTGAAACTACAAACCGAAGCCTGGTTGAACGTCAGCTTGTAGCTACAGCAAGAATCGACGCTCAGAGATTGAGAGCGGGACATGTAGCAGATGAGGATTGGAGCAGGATCACTTATGCAATGGGCGAACTGGGCAAAAAAGATATGTATTATCACGACCTTTCACACTGCACCCCGGGATACATACGGGCGGATCTGAAGCAGCTAAAGAAATTACACCCAGATCGGAAATTGGTTGTTGTGATTGATCACCTGCAGCTGATGAAGTCAGATAAGCGCGAGCCAAATCGTAATGCAGAGGTTGGTTCGATCACAAGGGACCTAAAGATGATCGCTAAAGAACTGGATGTCTCAATCGTGCTGCTGTCTCAACTATCACGCGGCGTGGAATCAAGGCAGGATAAACGCCCGATGATGAGTGATCTGAGAGACTCTGGCGAAGTAGAGCAAAACGCAGATGTGATTGCATTTCTTTACCGTGATGATTACTACGATAAAGAGAGCGAGAATCAAAACATTGTTGAGTTCATTGTTGCGAAACAGCGTAACGGTCCAGTGGGTACTGTCAGCATGGCATTCATCAAGGAAATGAATAAATTCGTGAATCTTGAAAGAAGGTTGGATCATGCCAATTAGTGTGCTGTTTGAGGGAGCAATCAGAAAAAAGCATAAAGCCCTGGCGCTCTTAATTGACTTCGTGGTCAATGAAAAGCGGACTCTCCGTATGAAAGATCACGTTGGCAAGCTAAATAAGTACATGCTACCGAAGAATCAACCGAAGATGAACACCTTGCTGAATGAATATTTGAAGGATAAGCGAAATGATCCAGAATGGCCGCTCTACGAATTGTTTAAAAAGGATGGTGCTCAGGATGAGATCAAGCCAAGGTAAGCGGGGCAAGATGTTAGAAACTTATATCGATATGGCAAACATCAAATATCAGCAGTCAGGTAAAGCGGAGATCATCAAACAGTTCCCAGAAGTCACAGTGACGTTGAAAGAGCAACAGCGGATCATGAGCGGCTTTTATAAAGCGAAAGGTGCGCCTGACTATATCGGATTGATCGGGAAGCTGCCAGTTTGTTTTGACGCAAAGGAGACAGCGATTAAAACAAACTTCCCGCTCCATAACGTTCACGATCATCAGGTAGCATACTTTGACCGGTGGGAGAATCAAGGCGGTAAAGCCTTCCTGATAGTCTGCTTCACTTCAATGAATGAGACATATCTATTACCTCATGATGTGCTAAAAGAGCGCTGGCAGGCAGCAGTAGCCGGTGGAGCTAAAAGCATTCCGCTACAGATATTCAGGGATCATGCAATTTTAATAAAGCCAGGGAGCGGGTTAACGATTGATTGGCTTCCTGCAGCAATGGAGGAAAGAAAATAAATGCAGTGTGTTGATTGTAAGTGTGACATGACAAAAGTAAAAGACATCAAGAGAACTTACTATACAAGAAATGATTATAGGTGCAGCGACTGCCGCTCCAAAGGGTCAATGACGTATAACCGTAAAGGGGACCTGGTTGACTTTAAGTGGAAGGCAGCACCGAACCACCAAAGGGAGCGAGTAATGATATGAATGCAAATGACTCAATGAAGTTTTTAATTGATCGGATGGGCTTTAGATTTGAAGAGGCTCAGAAATTTATTGAGAAAGATACTGAAGGTGAAAATATCAAGCTTTTAATTTCAGGTTACAACAAAGGTCGTAATGATGAGAAAAAAAGAAGTGAGCAAGAGTGGGATTGGGCCAGCTACAAATGAATCGGATCTGACACAAGATGTGTCGTAATTAAAAGGAGTGAAATTGGATGGGGCAAATGAGCCAAGATGAAATTAATGTAGATTTATTTGAAGAGGTTCAGCGATTACAGAAAGAAGTAAATCATTACAAGGAATTAGCAAACCTAAATGTTGATGCGTATTACAAGTCTCAGAATAAATTAGAAATATATGAGAAAGCTGTTAAATTGGCTTTGATGACATTGGAAGATAACAATTTAATGAATGACTCTTATTGGAAAATACATTCAATCTTAGACAATGGTTAATGTCGTTATCCGAACATTAAACGTCGTAGAAGGGAGCCTGATACATGCAATTAGATCTATTCAGAGAAATCATTGTAGATAACTTTGCCGGCGGCGGTGGTGCAAGTACTGGTATTGAAATGGCCACTGGATTGAATGTAGATGTTGCAATCAATCATGACCCAGATGCCATTGCTATGCATAAAGCAAACCATCCGCACACTGAGCATTATTGTGAGTCTGTATGGGATGTTGATCCGCGTGAAGTAGTCAAGGGTAGGAAGGTCGGCTTGTGCTGGCTTTCCCCGGACTGTAAACACTTCAGCAAGGCGAAAGGCGGTAAGCCGGTTGATAAGACCATCAGAGGGCTTGCTTGGATCGGTGTCAGGTGGGCTGCTACGGTAAGGCCGCGAGTTATCATTCTTGAGAATGTAGAAGAGTTCCAGGACTGGGGACCACTGAAGGGTGATCAACCGGACCCGGATAAGAAAGGCAAAACGTTTCAGTCATTTGTCAAAGCATTTAAGCAACACGGATATGAAGTGGAGTTCAAAGTATTAAAGGCATGTGATTACGGAGCGCCTACTACCCGAAAGAGGCTGTTCTTAATCGCTCGATGTGACGGTCGGTCAATTACATGGCCGGAAGCTACTCACACTGATCCAAACGATATAAACGTGCAATTAGGATTGAAAAAGCCATATAGAACTGCTGCTGAAGTGATTGACTGGTCACTAGCTGCACCAAGTATCTATGAGCGGGACAAGCCTTTGAGTGATAATACAATGCTCAGGATTAAAAGAGGACTCAAGAAATTCGTTTTAGACACTGATCATCCATACATCTTTAAAGGTAAAGCGCACTTCCTGCAGCATTATTACACTCATCAGGGGAAAGAGACCAGGGCGAGTGATATCAGACAGCCAGTGCCGACTATACCAACAGCAAACAGATTCGGATTAGTCAGCGCATTTCTGACTAAATACTACGGTCAGGGGATCGGACAGAGTATTGTAAAGCCACTTCATACGATACCTACAAAAGACCGATTTGGCTTAATCACAGTTAAAGGTGAAAACTATCAGATCACTGACATAGGCATGAGAATGCTTCAGCCACACGAATTATTCAAGGCACAAGGATTCCCGATAGATTACATCATTGATAAAGACTATAAAGGCAAGAGGTACCCGAAATCAGCGCAGGTTGCCAGGGTAGGTAATTCAGTTCCTCCACCATTTGCAAACGCACTGGTCAGAGCGAACCTGCCAGAAATGTGTTCGATTGAAACACGATATGCAGTATCTAATTAGAAGGGAGCAGGCTCATGGATCAATGCGTTCTATGCGGCGACTTTGTTCCGCAGGGTGAAGATGTCTGCCCGATCTGTGCAAAAGTGCATCATGAAATAATCGATGAAAAGGAACCGATCATATGAAACTGAAAATAGGTGAGTACCTAATAACGACTGACCCGCTCAATTTTAAGCTTGAGCAACAGGTGCAGAAAACAGATGAATCAGGAGAGCCGCTCCAAGGTCAGTATATCACCCGATTTGTAGGTTACTATCCAAACTATGAGCGGGCTTGTACGGCGCTACTGGATCATCAAATAAAAGTAAGTGACGCTGAGAACCTTGCTGAGATGCTTGAGATCCTTCTTAATGCTAAAAGAGAGATCATAGCTGCAGTAAAAGAGAGGAGCTTCACACATGAAGAACCACAGACCGCTGAAGAAACTCGTATACTCGTTGACTGAATCGAAGTTAAAGAGCCTGATAGCAAAGCATGAAGATAGAGGATGGAAGGCTGCCAGTGACATTAAACCTCATGGCTATGGTGTAGGCTGTCTGATGATCTTTGATAACGGGAGGGCTACCAATTGAATATCACTCTTGAAGAAATTGTTGAACATATCGAAGAAAAGATTGTACACAACAAAGCAATGATCGAGATCAATGCCAGGAGCGGGACTGATTCTCATAAAGAAGAAATCATTGCTGAAGCATTGGAGGAACTGCTGCATGAGATACAAGAACAGTGACACAAAAGCTTTAAGTCCTAACTTTGATGATGTGAAGCTCACAGTTGCTCAGTACATTGATTTAAAAGAGCGAAAGTATCTTGATAGACAGATTGCAGACATAGGGAAAACAACTGTTTCCAGATTGAATGGGTGGAAAAAGCTTCATGATGTGGAGCGGCTGTTAGCAAAGAGAAAGAGAGCGCGCTTATTTCAATAACAAATATTATATTGAGTGGGTGGTCAAACTGTTTGAATGGTTAAAGGACTATCAAAAATTAGAGGATGAAATTGCTTTTCTGGAATTCAACCTTGAAAGATCGGAACTAGAATTGAAGCGTTGGGTAGAAGGTGATCTATCAAATGTAAAACTAGCTGCTGATTCGAATGGCGCAAGGTTGGAAGAAGTGATAGAACAAATTAAAAACGAGCTGGAATGTAAGCAGGAAGATATGAAAAGTTTACTGCAATTAATTGATAGTTTCCGGGGATTAGAACACCAAATACTTAAGCTCAAGTATGTGGACGGCATGACTTTGGAGACCATAGCTCATGATCTTGGATACAGCTCTAGTCATATATATAAAAAACATGCTGAAGTAATTAAAAGAATCAAATTTGTCAATGTATATACTGACAGTTTACTGACGGGAAAAAAATGATTAGGTATGTATTGCAGAAAAGAATTATAGTGAAATTATAGAAATCTGCAATAACAGCTATGACAAATCGTGGTTGGTAAGCCATAGCACATAATGAAAAAGAGCGCTCATTTATGGGTGCTCTTTTATTTTGTACAAAGGAGGCATAAACTTGAATAAAACAAAACTTGATTCCTTATTCAGTTATTTGGCTTTACTTACAAAACTAAAAGACAGCGGATATGATTGCGCAGAAGAAATCGCAGAGTGTATTGCAGAAATCAGAAAAGCATTCAGGTTTGAATAAAATATAATTTAATAGAGGAGCGATTCATTATGTTAGTAGAAACGAGAAAGACAGCAGCAGGTACAGAGTATTGGGATACGAAAGCGCAGAAGACTGTATTCGTAAAGCGTGGAGTAAAGCCTTCATTCGAAGTGACGAAGAATCCAAAGTCAATGCTGACACCTGAAGATCCACAGTTGTCTGTTGGTGGTATTGATTTGGCAACCGGCAAAGATACAACAATCATTAATGGTCAGCCAGTTGATGAAAAAACAGATATTGATTTAGATGTTATGGATGCTAAACAGCTGCTTGCCTTTGCTAAACAAAATGATATTGATGTTCCAGGCAATATGAAAAAAGCTGAGACTATCCGTAACCATATCGAGGAATCGCTGTCTACAGTTGAAGAATAATGAAATACTGTGACTTCAATGGCTGTCCGAATAAGGTAGCAAAGGGCAGGTACTGTGAAGAGCATCAGGGTACCAGGAAGCCCAAGAAGAAGAGTCTCTATGATACATCAAACAAGCAACTCTACAACTCCAAGGAATGGAAGGCTGTAAGACAGTTTGTTTATGAAAGAGAGAAAGGCTGCTGTCAACGCTGTGGCAAGTTTGTATTCGGTAAGCAAGCTCAGGTCCATCACAAGGTAAAGGTCAAGCAGGACCGGACGCTGCAGTTGGAACCTGATAACTTAAAGCTTTTATGTCCGAAGTGTCACAGCATTGAAGAGAATTACGGGGAAAAAGAAAATTATTTTAAAAATTATTTTTTTCAGAAGCCCCCCACCCAAAAATAAATTTTTTTATTTTTGCCCAAGACCGGTTGCCTGTCCTTTTTATTTCGTTAGACAAGATTTTCAAAAAAGAAAGGGGGGTGTGAATTGTCCACCAAAAAGCAGCGTCAGAAAATCGTAGCCGAAAAAACCGAAGCTGAGAAAAATAGGATTTTGAAATTGATGAGGGATGCTGATATTTACACCGTTACACTGGACCCGTTGATTGAGTCCTACCTTGATATTTTTGAAATCTATCAAACGATGTATGTGGACTGGCGGGACAAAGGGTTCCCGGCAACTCAGCGACACACCAATAAAGCCGGCGCAACGAATCACTCAAAGCATCCGTTAGCGCAGCAGGTTGAAGTGTGGTCTGATAAAAAAACGAAAGCACTGGATTTGCTTGGACTTACAAATAAGTCGAAGCAGAGCAAAATGATTACCGGTGGATCTTCAGTTCGCAAAGATGAAGAAGTGAAGAAACCTCCAGCCAGGGTAAGTGAGCTAGATGCTCATCGTCAAAAGTGGAGAAAAAAACAAAGTTAAAAATGGTGGTGGTGAGCCTATGTGATCGAACCGGGCGTAAACTATGCGGACCGATTTGCAAAGAAAGTGCGGCGGTCTCCTAAGAAATATCCCAAAACGATCCGGGACATGGTGGATCGGTATTACAGATGGAAGAAAAGAAAAGATATATGGTTCGATTTAGACCGAGCCAATGAAATGATGGACTGGGTAGAAACCTTCATTCGACATGTTAAAGGTAGACTTGCTGGCGAACCTCTTATATTAGAAGAATGGCAGCAATTTGCTTTCGCGAATATTTATGGATGGGTGAAAGAGAACGAGAGCGGTGATGTTGTCCGCGTTATCCGAGAGGTTTACATTCAGGTACCGAAGAAAAACGGTAAAACATTGATTGCAGTTGGTGCACTTGGTTACGCAATGTATGGTGAAGGTGTAGCCGGAGCGGATTGTTATTGCTGTGCCAGTGATTTCAACCAGGCACAATATGCAGCAAAGCCGTTTGCAGCCACTGTATTGAATCATGATGCGCTGCTTGAAAGCTCTCACGTCTATAAAGGGCCTAAAGGTTCTATTTCATCAATCACATATGATTATCTTCGTGAAGAAATCGCCTTTCAGAACCAATTTATTGTTATGTCTCGTAACATTGACAGCATTGAAGGGTCAAACCCTCACTTTGTTCTGAATGATGAATTGCACGCCCAGGAGAATATGGAGCAATATGATAACTTCAAGTCTGCTCAAATCTCACGGGATGAGCCTTTGATGTTCAATATCTCAACTGCTGGTAAAGGGTCCTCTTCAGTTGGTATGCGAGTGTACCGTGAAGCTAAAGAAGTCTTGAAAAATGATGACAATGATTCAAGTTTTGTCATGATTTATGAACCGGATAAAGGATATGAATGGACAGATCGTAAAGTGTGGGCGATGGTTAACCCGAACATCGGCGTGTCAGTTACTATGAGTGCACTTGAAACTGAATACATTACAGCTGCACGTTCTGCCCACAAGAAAGCTGAGTTTTTATCGAAGCATCTTAACGTATTCGTGAATGGAGCTGAAAACTATTTCGAGCAGGATCAGGTTGAACATGTTCTTGTCGATGATCTTGGCGAGTTGCAAGGTGAGACATGTTATATCGGACTGGATTTATCAAAGACCACTGACTTAACCTGTGTGAGCTTAAACTTCCCAACGTTTGATGATAACGGTAAGGCATTATTAAAAGTAAAGCAGATGTACTTTATACCTGACGCTGATCTTGATTATCGAGAAAAAGAGGACAACGTACCTTATCGTGATCTTGTTGAGCGTGGGTATGTTCAGCTTTGTGATGGTAAGATGATTGACCAGGACCAGGTGCTTGAGTACATCAAAGAGTGCATGGATGAATATGACGTGCAGCAGTTGAACTATGACCCGGCCATGTCTCAGAAACTGATTGAAAAATGTGAGAATCTTGGTTTGGAATGTGTTGCTGTGAACCAGTACCCGAACGTTATGAACGCTATGATTGATGATTCGGAGCGCCTTATTTATGAGCAGCGTATTCAGACAGATAATCCACTATTCATTTACTGTGCATTAAATCTTGTAGTTGTTACTAACATAAACGGAATGAAAGGGCCATCGAAACGTCAATCAAAGAAAAAGATTGATGGGTTCGTGGCTTTTTTAGTTGCTCATAAAGAAACAATGATGCAGATGGATGATGTAGATCAGGATGGCATGGATGATTTAATTAGTGAGATTTATAGATGAGGTGGTTATATGAGTAAAGCACCCAAAGAAAGCTATTACTGTATAAATTGTGATTGGGAAATTAAAGACACCCACAAGTATTTAGATGGAATAAAGTGCCCTCAATGTAATGGTCCAATAATGCCAGGGGTGAAAAAGTAATTTAGGTTATTTAAGAGGTGGAAGGCGGTGAGAAATTGGGGTTAAGAGATCGGTTTTCTAATTACGTATACAGCAAACTTGAAAAGCGTGGATGGTTTGATGAAATATTCTCAAATACCATCCGTTACGGCGGACGTTATGCAAGTGATGAAAACATTCTTGAATCAAGTGACGTATATGAACTGCTGCAGGATATTAGTAATCAAATGATGTTAGCGGAGATCATGATCACCGATACTGAAGGTAATGAGTTAAAGCATGACAAGGCACTGAAAACTTTGAAACGTCCTAATAATTATTTAACTGGATCAGAATATATCAAGCTCATGACAAATTCATATTTACTTCATGGCGAAGTATTTCCAGTCCTTGACGGTGACAAGCTCCATATTGCTAATAACGTCTATACAGAAATAGACGAGCGGCTGATTGAACATTTTACAATCAATGGTCAGAAAGTGCCGGGGTATATGATCAGGCACATTAAAAATATTGGTACTGATCATCTAAAAGGTGTCGGGTTATTGGAGCTCGGCAAAAACACGTTAGAAGGCGTTATGAGCGCCGAAAAGGTATTGACGGACAAATACTCTAAAGGTGGGTTACTCGCTTTCATGCTTAAACTGGACGCGCATATTAACCCACAGAACGGCGCTCAGTCGAAATTAATTAAAGCAATTCTTGATCAGCTTGAAGCGATTGATGAATCACGCTCAGTCAAAATGATTCCATTAGGCAAAGGTTACTCAATTGAACCAATGAAAAGCATGATCGATGATGACAAAACACTTTCATACTTGAATGTATATAAAAAGGATTTAGGAAAATTTCTTGGCATTAATGTAGACACATATACTGCCTTGACTAAATCAGATTTAGAAAAGGCTATGATGTACCTTCACAATAAAGCTGTACGTCCAATCATGAAGAATTTTGAAGACCACCTGAGTCTTCTTTTTTTTGGTCGTGATTCAGAAAAGCGAGTGAAATTCAAGATTAATATACTTGACTTCGTAACGTATAGCACGAAAACAAATATCGGATATAACATCGTTCGGACAGGTATCACATCACCGGATAATGTGGCTGAAATGCTCGGATTCCCGAAACAGAACACGCCAGAAACGCAGGCTGTATATATCTCAAATGATCTGTCTAAGATCGGCGAGAAAAATGCTACTGATAATAGCTTGAAGGGGGGTGATGAACAAAATGAGAAAACGGGAAATGAGGACATTTAACATCACCAAGCTTCAGGCCCGGGATGCTACCGATCAGCAACCTCCTAAAGTAACTGGATACGCTGCAGTGTTTAATTCAAAAACAAGTATCGGGGACTACTTTGAAGAAGTCATTGAGCCAGGCGCATTTTCGAGAACTCTTTCAGAGAATCAGGATATTAGAGCATTATTCAACCATAACTGGGATCATGTGCTCGGCCGGACGAAATCAGGCACCCTGCGACTGGAAGAAGACGAACGTGGTTTGAGGTTCGAGATTGAATTGCCAAATACATCACTAGGTCGTGATCTCGCTGAGAGCATGCAGCGCGGGGACATCAATCAGTGTTCTTTTGGTTTTTACATCGAGGAAGGAAAAGAGATGTGGGACTATACTGCAGATCCAGCCCTGCGGACCATTCTCGAAGTAGAGCTTTATGAAATTTCAATTGTAAGTATACCGGCATATGAGGAAACTGAAGCTTCTCTTGTAAGAAGTAAGCAATTGGACAGTGAAGTGGAGCAACGAATCAATATTATTAAGAAAATTAACCACGCACTGTCAATTAAATAAAAAATAAATCATGCCTTGGAGGGTATCAAATGAAAAGAAAAACATTACTTGCACTGCAAAAGAGAACTAAAGCTAGACTTACGGATCTACGCGGACAGGTTGAACAAGGTGAAGTTCGTGCAGAGGGTCTTGAAGCAGTTAATCAAGAGATTCAAGAGCTCGCCACTGAGCTGCAGGAAATTGCTAATACACTAGCAAACATGGATGCAAACGGAGAAGAAGATTCTGCAGATGAAGAAGATCGTGGTGATGGTTCTGAGGATGATGAGAAGCGTGATGGCGAAGATGGTTCGGCGGACGGAGATGCTGATTCAGGAGAAGAGGGCGGAGAGGAAAGACAAGGTGAACAACGCTCAGGCATTTCTGACGAGCAACGTTCAAATGTGATGACAGCAATCGGCAGCGCACTTTCAACCCGTGGGAAGAAAACTTCAAAAACAAAAGAAAAAGAAATTCGTTCTGCATTTGCTAACTTTGTGGTCGGCAATATTTCAGAAGCTGAAGCACGATCACTGGGTGTAGAAGCTGGTAATGGGTCAGTAACAATTCCAGAAGTAATTGCTAATGAGATCATCACCTATGCGCAGGAAGAAAACCTACTGCGTAAATATGGTTCACGTCATAGAACTACTGGTAATGTGAAGTACCCTGTACTTGTACAAAAAGCTGAAGCGAACGTTAATAAAACAGAACGTACAGCTGAGATGCCTGAAACGGACATTGAGTTTGATGAAATCCTACTTGATCCAGCTGAGTTTGATGCACTGGCAACAGTCAGTAAAAAGCTCATCAAAATGTCAGGTGTTAATGTTGAGGATATCGTGGTTGAAGAATTGAAAAAAGCGTATGTTCGTAAGGAAACGAACTATATGTTCAATGGGGATGACGTAGGAAACGAAAACCCAGGGGCTCTTGCTAAAAAATCCGTTCCATATTATGAGTCTGAAGCAGTTGACATCACTGCAGTGGGATACTCACAAAAACTTTATCAGCAATTAGTGAAAATGAAAGGACAGCCAGTTACTGCGGTCCTTAAAAAGTCTATGTGGATTGTAAACCGTGCAGCTTTGACTGTGCTTGAAGGCATGACAGATACAACAGGCCGCCCTCTATTGCATCAGTCTACCGATGGTGTAGGATACAAGCTACTTGGCCATAAACTAGATTTTGCTGATGAAGTGAGCGGTGCTAATAATGAAACGCCTGTGTTCTATTTCGGTGATTTCAAAGCATTCCACATTCAGGATGTAATCGGTGCGATGGAACTGCAGAAGCTTGTTGAGAAGTTTGCCGGCACGAACAAAATCGGTTTCCAAATTTACAACCTACTTGATGGTCAACTGGTTTACTCTCCATTTGAGCCGGCTGTTTACCGTTACGAAGTAGGCGAGGTAGATCCTAACGCCGGAGTATAAGGGTGATGTCAAATGACGACTGCAGAATATGTCGTGAAATTAAAGTCTCATTTGAACTGGGATGAGGGCATGGATGATTCTATGCTCTCTATTTATGTTCAGCAGGGAGAGAAGTATGTTCAGAATGCTGTTGGTCGGGAGGTAGAATACCTGGTCATCATGTGCGCCGGGATCTATTATGAGTACCGGGTAGCGGAAAAAGAAATGCAGGAAGCACTGGATGCTATGACCCCGTTCTTTGTTCAGGAGGTGTTCTCAGATGCCGAAACGAACGAATAATAAAACCAAATTTCTCATTGATATTTACGACAATGTTAAAACGCTGAATGAGCTGAATGAAACGACTTACGAATACCAAAAGTTGAAGACGATCTCAGCTGAACTTGTTCCTCAAACAGGCAGCCTACAGCGTCAACAAGCGGACACGATCATGACGAATGTGACTCATAAAATTATTGTCCGGTATGGGGCAGGTAAAGAGATCACAAAAAACATGCAGATTCATTTCCGTGGTCACCGTTTTGAAATCAAATATATCCTCAACCCTTTCTTTAAAAATGAGACACTTGAAATCTTTTGTCAGGAGTTGATTGACTGATGGAACTCGAAGGCCTTTCTGAATTTCAAAGAGACCTCCTTGACGTAGCACAGAAAAAACTCCCGAAAGAGTCATTTAAAATCATGAGGAAGATTGGGAGTAAAGCCCGGACGCAAGTCGCCAGGGTAGCGCGCAGCGAAGTGAAAAAGAAAACAGGTAATTATCATAAAGGCTTTAAGCGTGGGAAAGCTTTTAAGGACGAAGATGGTCAAATCGTTGTACGTGTAATTAACTCACAGCCACATGCGCACTTGATTGAACACGGTCATAGGATTGTGGATGAAGATGGAGATGAGCATGGATTTGTCCCGGGCAAAAAAGTAATGGAAAAAGGGATTCAGAAGTTTGATAGTTCAGGTCAATTTGACAAGATGCTTGAGGCTTGGCTTGATGACATGCTGGACAGTGGCAAGCTATGATCACATACAAAGATATTGCTGCAGCAGTTGGAAGAAAACTCGCTTCATTCGAAGTTGAAATCAATAGCAGAGATGTTAAAGAAGGTTTTCCGAGACCTTCTTTTTTTGTGCAATTACTCCCCTCCACTCGGTCAGGTGATGTGGACAATGTGCATAAAATGTTGACGGTTCAAATTTATTACTTTCCTTCAGATCGTTACACATATTCTATAGAGGTTCTTGATGTACAGGAGAATCTTGAATATGCGTTTGACTTGAAACTAAAGGTAAAGGACAGGCACCTCGACATTATTGATGCTGATGCGGTGTTAACTGATGGCGTTCTCAATTTTTCTTTCTCTCTTGAATTTTATGACGGAAGAGAATATGAGGGGCTTGAAAATGAAATTATCGAGCGGGTGACGGAACAGGTGCAGCATGATAGACCACCAGTTGAAAAAATGGAAGAACTTGAATTTAAGAAATAAAGGAGCGATCTTATGGGACTACCTGAGATTAATATTACGTTTACAGGAAAAGCTCAAACGCTAGTCCAACGCAGTCAGCTTGGAATTGTTTCGTTGATTTTGAAAGATGACACCGGAACATTTGAAAGTATTGAATATAAAGACCCTACTGCTGTTGAAACAGCTGATTGGACACCTGAGAATGCCGATTATATTGCGAATGCTTTTAAAGGTGATCCAAGTAAGGTCATCGTAGAGCGTCTTGATACAACAGCAGTTGATTATACTGCAGCACTCACACGTTTAAAAAATAAGCGCTTTAACTATCTGGCCGTTCCAGCAATTGAAACAGCAGATGTGACAGTTATAGCTGAATGGATTAAGACAAACAGGGCTGATAACCGCAAAACGTTTAAAGCTGTGCTGCCTAACGCAGGGGAAGATCATGAAGCAATCATTAACTTTACAACTAACGATATCAAGGTTGGAGAAAAGGTTTATGACACAGCAGAATTCACAGCAAGAATTGCCGGTATTCTGGCGGGTCTACCATTCACACGTTCAGCAACATACTTTGTATTGGATGAAGTGGAGAGCATTACAGAAATTGAAGATCCTAATGCTGCAGTTGATGCAGGCGAGCTTATCCTTATTAACGATGGTGAAAAAATTAAGATTGGTCGTGGTGTTAACAGCCTCGTGACAATCACGCCAAATGGTACTAAGAATGATGAGTTTAAGAGCATCCGTGTGATTGAAGCGATGGATATGATTCATGATGATATTTACTCTACTTTTGATGATGAGTATGTAGGTAAAGTGAATAACATTTATGATAATCAAGTCATCTTTATCAATTCTGTAAATCGTTATTTCACGAGATTACAGACTGATGAAATCCTTGACCCTAACGCCACTAATCAGGCTCGTATTGATGTAGCAGCGCAACGAGCAGCATGGGAAGAAGCTGGCTTCGATACAACTGACTGGGATGAGCAAAGGGTAAAAGAAACGTCCTTTAGAAAGAACGTATTCTTAGCAGGAAATATTAAAATCGTAGATACAATGGAAGACCTTGACTTTTCAATTGCGATCTAAAGGAGGATAAGCATGAACAAAATTCCAAGTAAACGCGTCATCAATGGCACTTATGGTGCCGTATGGGTGAATGGCGAAAAATGGCTTGACGTGGAAACCTTTGAAGGCAAGGTTGTCATTAATTATGAGGATGTAAACATGCCTGGTGATGGAGCTACTCATAAAAAGATGACTGGATGGGCCGGGGAAGGTACTATGACCGTGAAAAAAGTATATAGTCGTGGATCTGCATTGCTGGCTGACTTTGTTAAAAGAGGTCAGATTCCAGACATTAATATTGTTGGCAAAATTGCTGATCCGGATGCATTTGGGGCTGAACGTGTAGCGATCAATGAAGTCACATTTAATGAATTTATGCTGATGAAATTTGAGCAGAAAACACTGGGTACTGAAGAAATGCCGTTCAACTTTGCTGACTATGATCCGATCGATCTAATTTCAGCATAAAATACTTAAATTATGAAGGAGAATCTCAATGCCGAAAAAACTTTCTATCACAGATATTTTAAGAGAGAAGGATAAGTACCAGCTTAAAAAAGATACAAAGGTTGAGCTTCTTTTGCCAAGGCTTGATGCAACAATCACCATCCAAAAGCCGGAACGTTCACTTTGTGTTGAAGCTATTGCGATGACACGAGATCCGAATCAAGCTGATAAAGCAGATCCATATCTCGTCTATAACCTTGTGGTAGAGCCGAACCTTAAAGATAAAGAACTACAGACTGCTTTTGGCTGTGCAGAACCAATAGACATTGTAGAAAAAATCTTTGAACCTGGTGAGATTCCTTTTATCGCACAAACAGGTCTTGAAATGGCCGGTTATGGTGATGCGATACAAAGGGTAGATGATTTAAAAAACTAATAAATAGTGATGATGAATTGTATTTTCTTCATCACTATCTCCAAAAGGGGTTTTCATTAGATGAATTAATGAATTTACCGGAGGATACGAAAATGTTTATGGAAGCAAGTATGTCATTATATTCTGATGAAGAGAGAGCTAAATGGTCAGTTTCCACATAGGCTCTCTTTTTTTGTAAGGAGGCTCAGACATGGCCGGGAAACGTGTTATATCTGCAGTGCTTACCCTCAAAGATAGAAACTTTGCCTCAGGAGTTAAAAAAGCAACTGGCGGTACGCAAGATTTTCAAAGAAAAGTGCAACACACTAAAAATGAAGTGAAAGAGTTCGGGAGCACTGCTGTTTCGAGGTTTAGCAGTGTTGCAAAAGGTGCAGCTGGTATGGCAGCAGGCATGGCTACTTTAGGAGCAGCAGGGGCTGCGGCACTTGGCGGATTGGCAATGAAAGCTGTGGAAGCTACATCAGAGATAACGAAGTTTAGCCAAGTGGCAGGTATGAGCACAGACGGTTTCCAACAATGGGACCATGTCATGAAGTCTTATGGTTACTCTGTTGAACAAGCTTCCGGAGATTTAGCGGCTTTGGCCGAAAAAGCAATGGATGCTTCAAATGGTGTTGGTGAAGGGGCGGAGCTGTTTGGAAAGCTTGGTGTTGCTGTTACTGACTCATCAGGTGCATTAAAAACGCAGGAACAGCTCTTTAATGAAACAATCACTGCCCTGCAGGGAATGGAAAATCAAACAGAGCGTAATGCTATTGCAACTGCTTTGCTTTCTACTACTGGTGAAGAATTGGCACCGGTCCTTAATATGACAAGTAAAGAACTTGATAACTTGAAGGGGAAAGCAAATGTGATCAGTGAAGAGGATCTCGCTAAATCTGAAAAGTTTAGGATGTCGCTGAACAATGTAAAGGCACAAGCTAAGGGATTTGCTACTGAGTTAGGAGTAGGGGCAATTCCATACCTTCAGAGGTTTGTAACCTTTGCTTCTGATAACATGCCAGCCATTCAGGAGAAAGTTTCATCAGCTATGTCAATCGCAAGTGGCGCGTTGTCTTGGGTAGGCGAGCAAGGGACCATTGCTTTTAACAATATCAAAAGTGCAATTGATCAGAATCAACCGACAATTGATGCTTTTAAGAACGCTGCATCTGAAACAGGTGAATTTTTAACATCAGGTCTTGAAAAAGCACAACCGTATTTAATTTGGATGCGCGATGAGGGCCTACCATTAGTTGTAGATGCGATGGCAAGTGTAGCTGATGGAGCAATGGGCATCTATGAGACCGTAACAAATAATTGGTCTACTATTGGACCGTTAGTTTACGGTATTGTTGGAGCGATGGCGGCATATAAAGTCGGTGTACTTGGAGTAGCGGCAGCAAAAGGAGTATGGAAAGGTGTCACCACAGGGTTAACAATTGCCCAGGCACTTCTAAACGGAACACTTGCATTATCGCCACTCGGTTGGATTGCGATTGCGATCGGTGCTGTTATCGCTGTAGGTATTCTGCTTTGGCAGAACTGGGACACAATACGTGAAAAGGGTTCGCAGTTATGGACTTCATTAACAGGATCATTCTCAGGTATTCAAGATGGGTTTTCAGTCATGTGGAGTGGGATGAAGGCTGCTGCACGAGTGGGAGTAAATTATATTATTGATAAGCTCAATGCAATGATCACCGGATTCAATAACTTTGCGAGTATTAAAATTCCTGACTGGGTACCAGGTATCGGTGGTAAAGGATTTGAAATGAACGTACCAACGATCCCGAAGTTTGCTCAGGGGACAAGTTACTTCCGGGGTGGCTTGGCTCAAATTAATGAACGTGGCGGTGAAATTGTTGACCTGCCAAACGGATCAAGAGTCTACCCTCATGATCGCTCTGTTCAAATGGCACGTTCAGAGGGTGGAAGTGTGACTGTTGAGAATATAAATATCTATGGAGCAAACATGACTTCATCTGAAATCATAAATGAATTAGTTCGTGAACTTCAAAAACGTTTGAATAACTCGTAGGAGGTGCAATAGGTGGACATCTTTTTAAGTATTAATAATAGAGAACAGGTGATCCGGCTGCCTATTGTGCCGGAAGAGTTTGAAATAAAACTCCCTTATAACAATGAAACGTTTAATCGATTAGATCAGAAGGCACTGAGGTTAATCGGACTTGAAGGGTTAAAAACTATCACACTGCAGTCATTTTTTCCAAACCGGTATTACTCTTTTGCTCGCGATCAGACATATAGAGGCTTTGAATATATAGAGATCATTGAAGCGTGGATGGCTCGCAGGGTCCCTATCAGACTGATCATTACAGATACCCCCATTAATATGGCTGCGTCGATCGATGAAATTACTTATACGCCGAGGGATGGTTCAACTGACGTTTATTACACCCTTTCATTAAGTCAGTTTAACTTTGTACATGAAAGGCAGGATGGTCATGGCGCTTAAATTATGGAGAGCAAGAGGAAATGAACTGTTGGACATCACGCCAATCACTGATCAGATCTCTTGGCGTTCAAACAAAGATGAATTGGGTGTAGAGCTGAACTTTGGAAATGCGTTCGGCGATGCCATTCACAATCCGAAAAAGCACGTTAATCTGGGTGATATGATCATATTAAAAGATGGGGAGCGTGAGGTAACAAGATGTATCGTAATAGACGAAGATTTAACTGGCAGGCAGCCTATTCCCTTTACAGCGTTTGACCTTGCATATTACTTAAATGAATCAAAACGGATTTATCAGTTCAATGGTATTGCTGCTGACCAGGCGATTAAACGGATCTGTAGCGATTACAATATTCCGATCTACTCTATCATTAAAATTCCAACTAAGATCGATAAGATTTATATGAATGAAACGCTCTCTGACATAATCAAAGATGTTCTCCTGCAGGCTGAAGCTGATCAGGGTGTTAACTATCAATTTGAAATGTATGAAGGTAAATTTCATGTTTACAGATCACGAGATATTGTGATTGTTCCTACCTATTATGAGCGGGGGATATATGCCAGCAATGGAACAGATGTAATGACCGCACCATCACGTAAAAGAACGATTAAAGGAATGAAGAACAGTATACAAGTCACTTCTGACGGCCAGCTGCTTGCATCAGTAAGTAATGATTCATTGATACAAGCTTACGGACTACTTTCAGAGATTGTGGATGTGCAAGAAGAGGACCGGCCACGCGCGAGGAACATTGCACGAAACACTTTGAGAGAGTTGGGAAAAGTTTTTGAAGATAACTCACTTGAGATGTTGGGAGATAGTCGGGTCCTTGCAGGTAGGATGATTGAAATCAATGAGCCAATCACAGGTATGAAGGGTCTGTATATGATTGAGTCGGTTCAGCATACAGCACAGAATGGCATTCATATGATGAGCCTTGATTTAAGTATGAAAGGGGTGCAGTAATGGACCCAATTACTGAATTGGCTAAAATGTTCAAAGAGCGGGACAACAAATCCTATTTAGGAGCACAAACCGGCATAATCACCAGGCTGTATCCCCTTGAAGTAAGATTGAATGAGAATATCTTGCTTAACAGCAGTCATTTAAAGCAGTCGAGGACATTTTCTAATGGTTTAAAGGAGATCGGTTATAAAGTGATCCTGATACCTTCTGGCGATATGCAGCAGTTTTATATCATAGACGTGGAGGTGTGACATGCTTCCGAAAATCACAGAGCTGGTATTCAATGAAACGATTACCCAAACTGAGCAACCTGTTGTTCCGGGAAAATCATTTCTTTTTGATTTTGAGACAGGAGAATTTGTATTTAGCAATGGAAAGATGATAGAGATCACTGGCAAGGAAGCACTTAAACAGTGGATTCACAAAACTATATTGACGGCCCGACAAAGATTTGTTGTCTATATGGATAATCCCGATCATGGTATTAGAGCTGAAGATTTGATCGGAACAAACTATCCTGCAGACTTTATAAACAAATCAATGGAGAACGAATTAAAAGGTGCGCTATTGGTGAATCAAGAGATTAACTCTTTAACCAATTTCAGTGCTGTTAAAAGTGAAGGTAAATTATCTGTATCATTCACTGTAAATTCAATTTACGACACGTTTCCGGAGGAGGTGACGATTAGTGGATAGACAAGAGATTCACGACAATATGCTGAGTGAGATCAGTGATCAGTATGACAAGCGTGTAGGTACCTTTACGTTCGATATGACAAAGCCCGTTTCAATAGAGCTTGAAAAAGCATATCAGGAGAATGAAGCTGTCTCTGAAAAACTGGATATTGAAAACTTGTCCGGTGAAGAGCTTGCTGCACGAATTAAAGAGCGCACAGGAGTTGAAAGACGAACTGCTACTTTTGCGATCGGTATAGTCGAAGCCACTGGCAACGGAACGATCAATGAAGGCGATCTCTTTGAAACGGATGCTGGCATTCAGTTTGAAGCGACTGAGACAGTTACAGTAGCCGGCACAGCTGATGTTCCAGTCAGAGCACTTGTAGCTGGTGAGAATGGAGTCGTGCCTGCGGATCAGATCACATCTATGCCGGTAACACTCGATAATATCAACAGCGTCACAAATCCGGAACCAACGTATGATGGTTTTGAAGCAGAGTCAGATGCTGATATCCTGCAACGTTATTATGACCGGATCAGAACACCTGCTACTTCCGGAAACAGGTACCATTACATGAACTGGGCCAAAGAAGTGCAGGGTGTGGGTGATGCAAGGGTGTTTCCCTTGTGGAATGGGGATAACACGGTGAAGGTAGTCATTATTGATAGCAACCGGGTACCTGCAAGTGTTGCGATTGTAGAAGATGTCCAAGAATACATTGATCCAGGCATTACTGGTTTAGGTGATGGTGCTGCCCCGATTGGAGCCTTTGCCACAGTCGTCAGCGCTACCGGTGTTGATATTGACCTATCCTTCACACTGACAACAAACGAAGGCTTTACAGAGCAGCAGGCACTGGATGAGATCACAGACAACGTGACAGCTCATTTGCGTGATATTGCTTTTCAACAGGACTTTGTTTCTTATGCTCAGATTGGGTCCATCATTATCAACTCAAACGCAGTGGCTGACTACACAGGGCTTACAGTGAACAGCGGCACAGTAAATATTGATGTTGCTGAAGATGAAGTCGCAGTGATGGGAGTGATTAGTCTTGTCTGACATGATTAAAACACTCCCTCTTTTCATGCGTAAAAGCCAGTATATCAATGAGGTGTTTGACGCTGAAGGAAATCAAATTGCAGCACTAAAAGCTGACCTTGATGATATCAGGTTACAGATGGACGTTGATACGGCGACATGGGGACTGGACATCTTTGAAAGAGAGTTGCAGATCCCGACGAATCACCAGAAGCCATATGAAGAACGACGCGGTGTGATTAAGTCGAAGATGCGCGGCTCAGGTAAGGTGGATGCGGTGCTGCTTAAAGTAGTCGCTGATTCATACACGAATGGTGATGTGGTCGTTGATTTTAACGGCACGATTGTTATTACCTTTACATCTCAGATCGGCAGACCGCCAAACCTTGATGCACTGAAGGAAGCGATTGAGAACACGAAGCCTGCTCATTTGCCCGTTACCTATGAATTCAGGTTCCTGACGATTGGTGAGGTTAGCTCTATGACAATCGGTGAAGTGAATGAGCTGCTGCTTGAAAATATGGGAGGAGGGGTCAACTGATGGTAAAAGAATATTCACCTGAATTGGATTTATATTTGCCGAATCCAGTTACTGAAGGAACTGACAACTTTAACCTGGATACGATCTTAAATGATAACTGGCAGAAGATTGATGCGTTTGCCCAGGCTCAAAAAACAATGAATGAAGATGTTGCTGAAGATATTACTCAGATTGGAAATAGCATTGGAAATCTTGCTACATTGACCACTGATGATAAGACAAATTTAGTCTTGGCCATGAATGAGGTACTGCAGAAGCTTACGACGCATTCGGCGGAAGGGACGACTGGTGCACATGTGATCGGAAATATCACTGGATTACAAAGTGCGCTTAACGGAAAAGAATCTACACTGAACCCAGATCAGAAGCGTAAGATCACGTTTGGCACAACAGAACCGACGGGCGGAAGCGACGGAGACGTCTACTTCCAGTATGAGTAGGTGTTTGCATGGCTAAAAAAACGTGGATTAATATATCCGGTACATGGACTGAAGTTAAGAATGTATGGCAGAACGTGGGAGGTGTATGGAAAGAAAAGGTGTTGCCGAAGGGTAATATCTCAGGTGTATGGAAAGAGTTCATGCAGTATCTTGTCCAAATCTATAAAGAAGGTATCGAATACATTCCCATGGTTCAAGCGCGACTAGGAGGTACAGGTTCTTTTGTAGAAAAAAGAGCTTCAGATATACGTATAAGAAGCGGGGGTCAATTTAATAATGAGAACACTTCGGTAGCAACTGACATACCTATTGATCTTACAAACCTATCAACACTCTATGTAGATTGGGCTGCGTCAGGACCAGGAGACTTTTCGGTTGCTATATCACCAGTTAAAAACAGTTACTTTCAAAGTTATACTGCCCGTATCAGGAACGGCTCTAATTTTTCAAGGAGAGTTCAGAGCTTAGATATTAGTAGCTTGAGTGGAGAATACTACATCATTGTACACTGTGTTTCAGGTAATCTAAATTTTGCGGACGTTTATCTATATGAGTTACGGATAGAATAGGAGGGTTTAAGTTGGTTTATTTAGAGTATGAAATCAATACAAAACAAGTAGTTGAAATCCACGAATCAGAACCTACTCTGTTAACTGGTTACGACTACGCTATCAGTGAGCAGTATGCACTTGGGGATGAATTTGAGAAAACAATCTGGATTAATAGTGTGGATGAAAATAAAAATCTTATATCAGATTCAGCGATCCGTAACAATCCACAAGCCAGACGATTACTTGAAGAAAACGAGCAGTTAAAAGCTAAGATACAAATGCAAGACGCAACAATGGAAGAACTAATGTTTATCATCATACCTGAACTAAATGGAGGAGGAATTTAATGATGGCAATGTATATCGCAACAAAAATTATGGACGGTAGTCAGCAGTATTCATACGTATTCAGCATCAGTCTTTACAAACGTTACCAGGCGGACGTAGACGCAATTTTAATCGGAGAAGGCAAGCAGGATCTAATCGTCACTGCTGAATGATCGGAATCTTATGCGTCGTAGAGAGCACCTGAATAAGGTGTATTTTTTCGTAGAAAATAAAGGAATAGCCTCATCACTTGTTGAATTATGGTATTAGTAAAAAACTCATAAAAAATTTAGAAATGATAATTATTAAAAGGAAAGGAGCTTTTATGTTAACTAATGAAGAAACAGCGACCTGGATTTATAAAATGCATAAGTATATTTTCGAAGAGCAGTCTATTTTGACTATAGTTTTAAAAGGACATTTGATAATGGAAAATCATCTTGAAAACTTACTAGATACAATTTTGGTAGATCCTTCAGTTTTAAACTATGAAAAAATGTACTTAATGCAAAAGATCAATTTACTTGCTGCTATGGGAGTCTTTACAAAGAAAGATATAAAAGCATATCAAAGGTTCAATAAGATTAGAAATAATTTTGCTCATGACATAGATTATGAAATAACTTCTTCAGATCTAGATGCGATCATAAACTCATTTACCCCTAAACTGGTGCTAATTAGAGAAGAAATGACCTCTTATGGTAGTGAATCAGTCAGTAAATTACAGAGTATTATTTTTTCGCTAATAGTGCTTTTGATTCTTCAGAACTCAGAGGATAAGGAAAGTGGGAAAAAGCCTCATCATTTAATAGAGGTTTCTGACATTGAAAGGTTAATCCAATATGGAAAAGATGCACAGCGATAATCTTAGAACTATGGATAAAAAAAGAGGTCTGGGATGAAAGCATTTAAACTGATCAAGGGTATAACAGATGACACGATCTTTGTTAAAAATTTTGATTTAAGTTTCGGTGTTCTCACAGGTTCTTACACCAAAACTGGTGAAGAAGTTATATTCAATTTACACGGAGAAGAAATAGAAAGATTCATAAATGGTATTACAAGTATGGCGAATAAATAAAGCACGGGAGCATCTCACTTGAGGTGCTCTTTTTATATTTCTTATTAGGGGGTCCATTTCATCACGAGAGGAAGAGGACAACATGACGAATAGCCAAATTAAGAGGAGGCCAATCATGCAGCATAGTACAGATACAGCATATTCATTCTTTTGGGGAGGGGGCTTTTCAGTCGTCTCTTATTTAATTGGAGGGTGGGATAACTTAATTGTTGCCCTATCCATTTTTATGATCGTGGACTACATCACGGGAATCATGATCGGCATCAATGACCGAAAACTTAACAGTAAAATCGCATTTAAGGGCATCATGAAAAAGGCAACTATGTTCCTGGCGATTATCGTTGCTGTTCAGTTGGATGCTATCACCGGTGATGGTGAAGGGTATTTCATCCGATACACATTAATCATGTTCTTAATCGGTATGGAGGGGATCTCTATTGTTGAAAATATGGGGCACCTCGGCATTAAGCTGCCAGCGATCATCAGTGAGCGGTTCTCTCAGCTTCGTGAAGATCGACCACAAGATCAGAACAGAAAGGACGATGCTTCTTGATCACCTTAGAACACGGTTCAAAAATCGGTAACGCAACAGTGATCGTGGATATAATTCAGAAAGGCAATCCTGAAGTACGTCCCGGAAATAAAATGGTTCCAAAATATACGACTGATCACGACACTGGAAACCCGGGCCGCAATGCAAATGCTGAAATGCACAACCGGCTCATTCATAACCTTTCAAGTTATCATCCGAAGGACACCAGTCATGTATCGTGGCACTTATCAGTAGACGAGCATTTCATCATTCAGCACATTCCGTTTGATGAGAATGCCTGGCATTGTGGAGATGGTACAGGTCCAGGGAACATGAGCTCCATTGGAGTAGAGAAATGTATGCACGCAGGGTGCGATCGTGAAGCGATTGAGTATAATGCAATTGCCCTTCATGCATATCTTATGCACGCTTTCAAACTGCCGATTGATCATGTACGCCCTCACCAAGCGTGGAGCGGCAAATACTGCCCTCAGTTGATTCTAAATAAGTATGGATCATTTAAACCGTTCAGAGACAAAATCGAAGCTGCTTATAAATCAGGAGTCAAGACGGCAGCAGCTGATAAACTTAAAATTGTGAAAGAGGTGGATTTAGTGAAAGGTATTGGGACAGCGCAAGTAAAAGTAGATGGATTGAGCCTTAGAGATCAACCGAATGTTAAAGGTAAACTGATTCGAAAATTGGATAAAGGATCTGCATTCACAGTGTATGCTGAAAAAGATGGTTGGCTTGCCCTGGGAGGCGGTGCGTGGGCTTCTAACGTAGATGGCAAGTATATGGACTATGAAAAGCACTCTAATTATGAGATGGAGCTTGCAGCGGCTGTGAAGTGGGCACAGGAGGAAAAGGTCAGTGATGGCACAAAGTTAGGTGAACCAATTACAAGAGCACAAGCAATTCTGATGCACTACAGAGCAAGTCAAAAGTAA